AGGGCGATAACTTGGTACGCAAATGTTTGAGTTATGCATTAAGAGTATTGAACTAGTATTGACCACTACTCACCCCTTTTTATTCTTCTTAGTTGGCGTCCTTAGTTATAGAGGCGTACACGCTCACAAATCGACCTCTTAACGGCAAACGCTGACAGGTGAGCTTGTGTCGCAATTGACAACTGCTCAGGTGCACTTGTTTGCCGTCTAGTAAATTGAAGAGGGTTCAAATATACCTTTTTTCAATTCACTCTCCGTAGTTAAACGAAGCCAAGAAGGGCAACACGTGCCCCCCTCAGTTTCATTTAATCATTTTCTTGATTAAAGTTTTCTATTTCTTGCTCAATTTCATAATCATCAAGCCCTAGCTCTTCTAAAAAGCTTTCTAATAAGTCTTCACCCATTTAAACCTCCATTGTTTGATTTATTGTCGTCTAGTAAAGCAGTAAGAGGGCTAGGGAAATTCTAATGCCTTTGCTCTCTTACCGTTTTTAAGAGAAGGCGGGCTCAGTAAGATTTAGCAATTGCTACCCACCTTCAGTTCTTCATAGTTAAATGAAGTCACAAGGGGCACACTGTACCCCTTGCAAGCTCATTTAATGTTATCTTCAAATTCACTTAACGCGAGCACGGCGCATGCGAGCATGCCAACAGTGCAAACGAATAATAGAAAAAAAATGACAACGAGCATTAAAGATGTAAATGCTGATGTCATTCTGTCCCCCTTATTTTTTTAAGATAATCAAAGACTTGTTTTTTTTGTTTAGATTTGCACAACTCAAACCCGCCGAGAAAATAAGCTTTCAACGGGTTGCGCCTTGCGCTCTCTCTTATTCTGTTTTTATGTGTGTCTATATAATCAACCATTAGGCCACCGCGCTATCTATATAGAGTTCGTTAACGTCCATATCATAAGCAAGTTTCTGCAAGTTATAGTCTAAGCATAAAGCTTGCCCAGTAGCGCAACGCCCGTACCATTCACCAAAGTCATTATCAAGAATTGGTTCACCCTCTTCTTTTAATTTTTCAGTAAGCCAATCAGAACACGCCCACCATTCAAAAATTTCTTGGGGTTCGTGTTCATCTGTCTCGCTGTCGTGCACATAATAATTTATGACATCTTCATAAAAGAACTGTCCCTCACTTAAGAAGTGTTCTATTAATGATGATTGACATAAATAAATATGATTGCGCACAATATACTTCGTTGTAATGTCTTGAGCTAATCCGTGATTGCGTAAGTATTCTTCAAAGCTCATTTTTATTTTATAGTTATCCATAAAATTGTCCTTTGTTAGTTTGTTTGATTGTCCCTTACTATTAGTAAAGGGTAAACGACGCACCGCCACGCCGTTAACTCTTCACTAATAAAAAAGTTTGTTTAAGCTAGCAACTAAGCTTCCGCCCGTCTTGCTAGCGGAGTGAGCACGTTCCAAGATTTAATAGGTATCTTTGCGCTCCCGCTTGTCTGGTGGTTTTATGTATTAAGGAAGTAAACGCCAGCTAAATGTCCCTACCGAATCAATTGTGTAATCCGATAGCGCATACTAATACTATTCGCAAGTGATATGCAATAGTTAGATTATATTTATTTATAGATAATATTTAGCTATAGTTAAGGGAGTATAAAAGGGAGGGAAGTTGGGGAGGTATAAGCTATATAATAGCTAGGGTTGAAGGCTGGATATATCTAATACGGGAACTTTAATCCCTACCGCAATAAAAAAAGACCCTATAGCAAACAAACACGAAAATAAAATTTACGGTTTGCCAATTGATATGACATCAATAGCTATTATACGCAAAAATCGCGTGCATTATAGGCTTTAAGCCGTGTTTTCCGTGCGCGCAGTTGGGCGGGCAAGGGGGAAAATTCGCCGAGTACATACGATATACCCCTTCAAATTTTTTTATTAAATATAACTAGGCTGTTCAACTATCGTTCGCATACGCAAAGACAACTTAGTGGCTCTGCTAGGAGTCTGTTTTGCCCATAGACTATCTTTCATTTCCCAACCAGCCGTTAGGTAGTCGTGGGTATCAACTGCAGCTAACATTTTCTTAAACTTAGAGACACCAAATTCACCTAATTGGTACACCATTTCCACAATGATACCGAATGCTGTTGGGTGTACTTTACGCTCATCTACGAGTCTCTTAGCACCCTCTAAAGCGATTTTAAAATCTTTATCAAACAGTTTAGACCACCCCGCTTCATCTGTAGGAATATCTTCACCATCTATTATTTTATGTCCGTAACCACCTGTTAAAAAATTTTCGGTGCAGTAGTATGGCTTTAAGCGATACCCTTCGTGCAGCTTAATGCTCTTCTTAATATTTTCGTAGCTCATATAAATCTGTCTCCTTCTGAAGGACGACCAATAGCCGTCTCCATAAATCTATCTAATTCTTGGTCTAATAATTCTTGTTTGTGTTGGTCGAATGCAAGAACTTGGTCTCTATCCATTCGTTCTACCCAATAATTAGCAGCTATAGACAGCGCATCTATCTGGTCATCGTGTCTAAGTGCACCTTTATCTCTCGTAAGGCGTGTCATTTGTCTAAATAATTGGTGGTCAGGTGGTAATTCAAAGTCTTTTTTGATGATATCGTGTTCAATTACAAGCCTATGCGTATTCATAATGGGCTCTAAGGTATCAATAATACGTTTCTCTTTTTGAATACTGTGTCTTACTTCTTCTATTTCACAGGGATGTACTTTAGACATCACCGGTTTTAACAATTGGGTTGCCATGCCATCACCAAAGTTACTCTCAATAACAACATAATTAACCTCTTGGCGTTTCGCTATGTGCGCTAATTCTTCTAATGTGTCTTCACTATAGCCACCTTCTAGTGCCCCAATAGCTGTTAGATATAAAATACCGTGCAACATTTTCATAACTGCATAGCCTGTTCTATCTTCTCCACGCCCGGAAGGGTCAATTGACATTACTGTCCCCTCCCATGGCGCAAATTCTTCACTCATATATAAATAAGAGGTGAAGTAGTCTCCCTTAAGACCCACATTGGGTGTGTCTGAGCTAATCGCTGTAATTTGGTCTTGTCCGGAAGCCCATTGTATTTTTGCAGGTGCTTCTTTCCATGAAGCGCAACCTGAAACTACTATGAGGTCGTTTAGTTTGAGCGGGTATCTGTTTGCATCACTTAATGTTGTATCCAACATGAATTGCAAATTGAAACCACTGCGCCCATACGAACTTAGACGTTCCATCAAATCAACTTCGTTAAATCTATCTGGGTCGGTAGGTTTACCTTCTGAAGTTTTTTCGTCAGCAATAACTTTAGCAAGCTTTTGTCCATACCCTGTTGTTTGTGTTTGGGTCGGATATAATGCTGGCCATACGCGTGTTTTGTAACCACGTTCTTCTAAAGAGTTATATAAAGACATTTCTGTCTGTGGTGTCCCTAGAAATACAATGCGCCCTATCTCTGGTTTAATAATCGCATCAAATTCTTTCACTGTTTCACTTAATCTGTCTCTCATTAACTGTGTTTGCGAGTTATTGGCACTCTCAACGTCATCAGCAATAATTAAATCAGCACGTGAACCTGTAAGTTGTCCTGTAACACCCATAGATTTAACACTTGGAGCGTGTGAAGCTCTAGCAGGTGCAACATCAAAACTAATCTTTGAATGTCTTTGGTTATCTCGCGGTATTAAATGTTGTAGCATTGGCATTTCACCAATGAGCCTCTGTGTAAACGTAGAGAAATCGTCTGCTCTAGTTTTACTTGCCGAAACCACTAATATGTTTCTATCAGGGTTTAATAATAGTTGATGACAGACATAAGCAGACGTAATCCAACTTTTACCAACACCTCTAAAGGCCTGTATGACTAATCGTTTCTCTTTTGCCTGCAGATAATCAGCTATATCGTATTGTATTGGTGTTGGGTCTGGTAAGTTTAAATGTTTCCAACATAAATACAAAAAATTTTTAAAGTTATGTATTTTATTCATTTAAAAAATTTATCTATGACTTTCTTGCCTGCATAAAGTACTAAGATGCCACCAAAGACAAATAAGAAATCTAAATAATCATTACCGGTATCAACAGTAACCTTAGTGCCGTCCATAATTATTCTATCGGTCTCACCAGTTTGCACTGCAATTGTATTATTCATCTACATCAAAAGGCACATCTTCTAATATGTTGTTTGCCTTTTTCACTATGTCTTCTGAGCTGTAAGTTTTACAAACTTCAAGACAAACTTTCATTTCAGATGCGGTAAGGTCATCACCACTTTTTAATTTTTTATAAGCTTGTTGCACTAACAAGATGGGTAGTTGGTCAATTATTGACGCTATCGTCTCTTTTTCTTCCACTATTGTATAATCCTCTCACAATGTTTTACCCCTGTTTGGTCTATAGACATTTCACACTGTTCTAATGTGCAAGTATATTGAACTTGATTGCCTGAATTTCTTTCTGCTAAACGCTTGGCAGCAAGACATGTACTAATATTGTCTTGGTGATACCAGCCTTCTATAGTTTTGTTGCCACCATCATAGATGTACAAACTAAGTATAATAACTGTTTCAATGATTCCCATTCTTTCGTTCCTCTAAATCTATAATACGGTCTTCGTGAAACTGTATAATCATTTCATTTTTTAATATAAGTGGTACTTCAGCTTCCATTTGTTCTTTAAGTTTCTCTGTAGCTTCAGCTAAGTATTCAACCAACATGTAGAGCTCTTGGACTTGTGGACTGACCATCTCGCCTCTTGGGATACCGTCAATAAAAGTGTTGGCAGCGTCTAAATCTTTCTCCATAAGCTGTAAGGTAGTTTCAATGCTGTTAAGTCTTTCAACAATAGTGAAGTAGCTCATTGTACCGATGGCAACTGCTGCCAGAATGGCTAAAAGGTTACGTGCAGGTAAAGATATTTGCGTTGAGTCTGAAATCTTCACACTTCTGTCCCATAACGACTTTCACAATAGAACTCAAAACCTGTTAATTCAGGTGTAAATGCTTCTAAGTGTGGGGTTATAAGTTCGACTTTGTGTTTACTTATATATTCATGGCACGTCCACGTGTCAGAAAATGTTTGTGCTGTATATTCTCTTGATGCTTGCTCTCCATTAGTAAATGTAAGCATTACGGTTATAACAAACCACATTATTTCTTACCTTTTAATAAATCAATTCCTCGCAAACCATATATTGAACCACATATTCCAAGAAATAATCCTTGATACCAATATGGAAGATTTTTAAATTGTTCGAAGAAAGTGTCGAGCTTGGATTTCATATCCGGGTCATCACTAAAGACGCTCCAAATTAAAACAAGTATTGGTAGTGATACCAGAATAAGCACAAACTCATCTTTAAATCCTTGGTCATTAGAATTTCTAACTGTAGCTTGGTATTCAATTTCACCCTTAGCCATCGCTTCAGAGTGTCTTAATGCAGCATCAGACTCAAACATCTTACGTTTTTGTCTGTTACCCATAATGTGAGTCCCTGCCCCAACAGCAAGCTTCACTATGTCAAATATCACGTTATTACAAAGTCTCTTATTACGATTATAAATTGTGTGAAGACACCAAAGCCAATAGCCCATAATACTTTATTGATTCGGTCAATATCACGTTGAATGTGAAATAAATGGTTTGTCTGAATTGTCGAAATGGATTGTTCAATTAACTTTATATCGGCGTGAATACGCTCGATTTCGAGGTTTAGCTCGTTGACGTCTTTCATTAGAACACGATTGCTGTAACGATTACTGCAACTACAAGCCAATACAAAGGAATGTTAATCATGGCTTTGTCATAAACTTTTTTAATTATATTTATTAAGTCCATATTATTCTTCCTTTTCTTCTACTTTAATTTCATCAGGCAGTTCTTCTTTAAGAATAGCTACATAATGTTGCTCTAAAACATTTAAGTTATCGACTTCCATTGCAAGTTGATTTCTTCTGTTAGCAATGTTTTGAATATTAACGTAAGACACTTGGCCTTTATCGCTCATCTTTGTTTCATCGTATTTTTTTTCGTCTAGTGTAAACATAAATTGTTTATCTCCTTATTGTTATTAATAGTTACTAAAATTCTTTAGATTTAGAAACGGTTACTGGGTTTTTCTGAGCTTCGATTTGT